GGTCCGGGGTGCTCCACCCTGGCACGCTCCAGTCCACGTCAACCGGCGAGCAGATGCCGCCGGACGCGACCAGAGCCTCCTCTGGCAACGAGAGGAACGGCCGCTTCCCGATGACCTTCTGGAAGATCCGCTCGTTGTGGCTCAGGTCGTTCGGCGAGAGCCTGCGGTCCTCCGGGTAGGTCCAGCGCGCCGAGGCGATCATCACCTTGCCGCGCGGGGCGCCATTGCGGTCCATGCCGTTGAGGATCTCCGTCATGCCTTCGGCGAGCTGCTCGGCCGACTCGATGCGTCCACCCTCGCTCGCGAAGCCAGACTCGCGCATCCCCGCGGATGCGATCAGCGACGCGGGCTCGCGATCTGGACCGCTGCCACCCTCGGGGCTCGGCTTCGCCTTGCCCGTTGCGGCTGCCATGCGCCGGATGCGACCGGGCTTCGGCTTGCCGGACGCGGGGAGCGCTACCTGCGCCGGGTCGGTCTCAGCGTCGGCCTTGGGCTCGTCGTCCTCGGGGTTATCCTCGCCGCCGTCGGGGTCATCCTCGTCACCCGGCTCAGCGGTCTCGCCAGCGAGACGGGCGCGAGCGGCCTTGCCATCCTCCGCAGCCTGCGCCATCGCGGCCTCGTAGGTCTCCTGCGCGGCATGAGCCGCGTCGTTCATGTCGGCTAGCTGCACCAGAGCAGCCACCGAGTCGGGGGAGTCGTCCTCTATCGCCTTCGCGCGTTCGCTGATGGCGGTCTGAATCTCGGCGAGTTGCTCGCCGTTCAGCTCGGCGAGCCTCGCGGTGAGCGCGTCGCCTTCGAGCCCGAGAAGTTCGTCAAGCAGTTCCACGGCATAGCTCCTTCAGAAGATGGGTCGAGTGTGCTACTCGGGCCGACGCTTCGGGCCTATGGCCGCGTGCGTCCCGTCTTTCAGAAGGGCTATGCCCTAACTACGAGTTGGAGCCTAGCACGAAGAAGAGCGGCGTCAGGCGCCGATGCGCTCGCGCGCTCGCTGCGCGGTCGCCGCGTTGATCCGTCCGCGCGCCAGCTTGCCCGACTGCGCGACGAGGGGGGCCAGGGCCGCGCGAAGCACCACGTCGCCCTCACCCGTCAGCGTTGCGGCCTCTGGGTGGCCGAGCGAGTACATGACCGCCGCGCCAGCCGCGACGAGCGACTTCTCGCCGTGCTCGACGAACGCGAGCCCGTAGCCGGGTGTCGGCACGCACAGCGCTGCGACCAGCTCCAGCCGACCGCCGAGCTTGCGCCAGTCACCCGAGACGCCAGCGGAACGGATGCGCGCGATCTGCCCGTCGGTGACGTCGGGCGCGAGCGCCCCGGCGACCCAGATGCCGTAGTCGTCCTCGCCCGCGTTCACGAACGCCGCGATCGTGCCCGTGTTGTCGTAGTGGCTGACCGTGTCGGCCGCGCCGAGCTTGATCGAGGCGTGATCGGTGTCGGCGGTCAACGTGCCGACTCGCAGACGCTCACCCTCGGCCGTCACGACCTCGCCGGTCTTGAAGTGCGCGTAGTCCACCGCCGAGCGCGGCGGCGTGATGCACGCGCCAGGGAAGCTCGCGTGACAGACGCCCCACGGCGCGATGTGCCCGAAGATCCGCCCGTCGTCCATGACCGTCAACGGGCAGGCGAACTGCCCCTCACGACGCCCGCGCTTCGAGTAGATCTCCTGGAGGCGACCATCGCCCTCCTCGAACTCAGGTGCCGCGAACCATTCCGCGGGCGGCGCGACCGGCCCCGCGCTGGCCGTGATGACCTCGATCCCGGCATCACACGCCGAGCACTCCTCGAAGGTCATCAGGTGCAGGATCTGCCCCGAGGCGAGGTGCTGATCTGGGTCGTCGGTCTGCTGCGGGATGGCCGCCATCGCGTCCGCGCCGTCGCCGAGCACGATGTAGGCGGCAGCGAAAGCCGGGAACGGGAGCTGCGTGAAGCCCATGATGACGCCCTCGGTGAGCGTCGCCGTCATGTCGGTCGGCCAGCCGTCCTCGCCGACGTCCGTGACCTCCTGCTCCTCCGCCTGGCCGGCGATGTCCGCGCTGATCCCCATGCGGCCGAGCTGCTCGGTCATCGCCGCAGCCTCCATGCCGTCCTCGGTCGCGAGATAGAAGCCCTTCGCTGTGATGATCTGCGTGCCGTTCTCACCTGGCACGCGCTCCAATGAGTCGATACGACCGCAGATCACCGCCGGGTCGTTCGGCGAGTAGCCGGTCGGGTCGTGCGCCGAGGTCTTCAGCAGCATCAGCGGCATCGGCGGCGTGCGCCACGTCAGCGCGTTTGGAGCGATCTGGCGGCCATCGCCCGTCGGCTGCCCCTCGACGACACCGACCGGGATCGTGAACGCTGGCCCCATGTTCTCCGAGCCCGCCACTTCCGGCGGCGGGTTGTCCTCGACGGTCGCGCCCTTCGGCAGCGTCGCGCTCTCCACCGGAGGGCCACCGGGCAGCGCCAGGCTCGTCGCCAGCTTCGTGTCACCCTGATCGTCGTCCTGATCGTCCGTCTGCGCGGGCGAGACCATCTTCGTGCAAGTGCAGCCCGGCGTCTGACACGCACCAGAGTTCGGCGCCGTCGGCGTGTCGGCGTGCACCGACGCGGCATGGCCGCAGCCGGGCGTCTTGCAGACCGTGGACGGCTCGACCTCACCGCCCGTCGCGTCATCGGTCGGCGCGGGAGCCTGCGCTCCGGCAGCGACCTGCGCCTTCGCGGGCGGTGGAGTCTTCGCGGCTGGCGCCTCGGCTGCTACGTCCACCTGGAGATCCTTGTCGGCCTTGTCAAGCGCCGCGGCCGCTGACTGGAGGTCCGCCATCACCGTCGCATCGTTCGGATCGGTCTTCGCGTCGGGCTCCGCGTCCTGGGCGGCGATAGCAGCAGCGACAGCCTCCTTGGCCTTAGCGATCGTCGAAGCCATGTCCGCGTCGCCAGCGACCGGCTCAGTGGGAGTCTTGGGGACCGCGGGCTCCGCGGGCTTCGTGGCGACCGGCGGCGCAGGCGGAACCGGCGCAGCTAGGGAGGTCGTCTCTGCGCCGCTGTCGGCCTTCGAGCCGTCGGAGTTCCAGGTGTCGGGGATCTTCGAGGAGCAGCCGAGCGACTTGGCTCGGGTCATCGTGTGCTTGCGCTCGGCGTTCGTGCGCGCGAGACCGACCGCGCTCTCGACGGAGTTCTCACCCGTGCAGACGACGATCGGGAAGCGCCCGTCAGGCATCGCGGCCCCACTGGAGGCGGCCTTCTTCCGGTCCTCCTTGTTCATCGCGAAGCCGTCCACGACGAGCCCGTAGGTGTAGCTCGCGATCAGCTCTGTGCGTGGCCTGGCTTGCAGCTTCACGGCGCCTCCTTCGGTATGGGCGTGAGGATAGCCGACGACGCGATTGATCTATGTCGCAAGATCACTCGGAGACATCCAATTCGGAGTCACATCGCAGCCGCACCCGCTGTGATCCCCCGGAAATAGGTAGGCGTTCTCGGGGAAGTCATAGGTGTTAGCGAGCGCATCGTCAGTAAAGCTCGTGAACTGCACCCCATCGAGCGCTTCGTGCGGCTCGAAGGGATTGATCGGATTGCCGTGCTCCCACGTATACGAATGCACCATCCCGCCGCTCGCCTGGATCAGATTCGCAACCGTCGATCCCGTCCCGACCTGCCCCACCCACATCTGCGCAGCCTGCGTCGGCACCCCCGCGTTCCCGGCAACGCCCAGCGCGGTGCGAATCAAACCAGTCGGGACCATCGCATCCGGGGCGACGCTCGACAGGCCAGACGCCTCCGCCATGGTGTCGGACCTGTAGAGCAGCGACTGCGCGAGTTCACTCATTCCCGTCGCCAGCGACTCCCACGCGGCATCGCGACCCTTGCGCATCGCCTCGCCAGCATCGGCAAGTGCCTCCTCGCTCGGATCACCCGCCAGGCGTGCCGCAATCGCGAGCGCTCCGTCCTGCGCCTCCTTGACCCAGTACATGAACTTCTCTTTGAGTGCGTTCCAGTTCTCCCCGAGCAGTGTCGAAGCGTTCAGGCCCATCTGCTCGACGAGCTTCTGCCCGACCGCAGCGCAGACGAAGACGTCAGGCTGCCCCATCAGCCGCTCGATCGCTGCCAGGTTCTTCGTCCGCGCACCACCGCGCCCGTGCGCTGCCGCCTTCACGCGCACACCGGCACGCTGGAGCTGAAGCACCATCGCCTGATTCGCCGCGACGCGCAATCGCGTGCGCAGGTCGCGGTCGATCGCTGCGAGCTTGCGTGACATCCGCGCCGACTCGTCGCTCGGCCGGATCGCCTCAACCTTCTTCGGAGCGGCCGACGCCTGGAGCTGCTCGATCAGCGCCGGGAGCTGCTCCAGGGCCGCCGTGACACCGGGCGGTAGGCGATCCACTGCTGTAGGCGGCGGCGGGGGGCCTTCGGTGCCCTGTGCCGGGGGTCCAGAGGGTAGTGCGGCTTGCCCTCCCACTGGCGCTCCTGGCGCGGCTGACGTGTCCCCAGGGGCCGCTGGTGCCCCGACGTCCACCCCGCCCGGCTTGATCCCCGGGACCGTCCCCGGCGTCAGGATCGGCGGCACGACCAGGCTTGGGTTATTCTCGCGCGCCCACTCCATCATCAGGTTCGGTGGGAACGCGCGGATGTGCTGGAACATCCGCGTCTGAAGCTCCTCTGCGCTTGGCCTGTCCGACTCCGAATAGCCGTTCGCGTCGCGCAGCGCTTGATCGGAGATCGCGAACTCCCGGTGCAGGTCGAGCGCCGTCTTCGAGCGGTCCGGCGGCGCGATCAGATCCACCGGGTCGTACCAGAACAAGACGCGCTCCACCCACTCGGGGTCAATATCGTCGGCGAGCATCGCGGGCCGCAGGAAGCCCGCGGTTAGGAGGTCGCACTCCGTCTGGACATGCGGCTCGATGAAGTGGCGGAAGTTATCGGCGCTGACCGACCAGTTGCTCCAGTGATTGAGTTCTTCCACCGCGCCCGTGACGACCGACTTCGGCAAGTCCACGCCGACAGCGAACAAGCCCTGGAGGTAGTCGAGCGCGTCCAGGTTCTCCTTGCCGTAGCCCGTGCCGAAGGTGATGTGGCGGATCTTGTCGAGGTGCTCGCCAGGCCCCTGAAGGAAGATCGGCACGTCCGCGGAGGCGACGCCCTCCGTCTCGACCGCGGTCATCATCGCCTCGGCGAGAGACCCGAGCACGTCGTCAGCCTGGGGGTCGTTGTCGTCATTGTTCGGCCGGTG